CTTGAAGATATTCTTTATATTTAACTGTATTACATACACCTCTGTGATCCATAAACTCAGGATTCAAAGACTGTACAAAATACGGAATAAAAAATCCACTTTCTATGGTAGTTCCATCTTGTGTATAATTGTGACGATAAGGAAGTATTTTAAATGCTTTAGGATAGTAATATATCTTTTTAAGTCCTTCTAAAGGTGCTCCCATATCACCACCTGTTCCACCGAACAACATTGTACCTCTAGGAATACCTTGTACTTCACATAATTCTTGTCCTTGCACTACAGCAGTAGTAAGACCGGGCCAAGAACCAGCTTCATCATATATTAATAAGTCAACACGGTCACCACGAATATTAGACGGCTTACCTCCATTAATTGCAATAGTTTCAGACATAAAACCTACATCTTCAAACTATCCATTTATTTTAACCTTCTTACCAGATTTCTTATTTAAATCTTGATCAATTAATCTCAATTTAAAAAATCCACCATCAGTACAAGTATTTAAAAAAGTTAGAGCGTGATCGAATTTATTAAAAGTTCCTTTTAAAAACTTGTCATTATAACAAGTTATCATAGTTCTACTTTTTCTAATTACTGAATAAAGTCTTGCAGCTAAAGATGCATTTATTTCTGAAAACCCAATACTTCGAGCTTTCATTAATGCGGCGTGTTTATGTAGTGTTCTAGCTAATTGAAGATAATGAAAAAATATATAATGTGATGCAAAAAATATTGGAAAATCATCTTTAGTACCTTCTCCGGATGCCTTATTAGTATCAATAGTAGGTAACTAATAAAAATTTAAAAAGAAATAGTTGTCGCCTGTAATTGTATAACCATTAACCGTCATTCCATATTTACAACGCGCATACTATTCTTTCCAAAATTCATTATATCGTTTACTTCCAATTAAATATGGGCAATAATGACCAGTTTTACGATATTGTTCTCTTGTTTCAGTAAACCAATCAGGATTAAAATCTAATCCATGAGTTTCATCAACAGGTCTATATCCAGTTATTTCATAAGATAAAGTTGGATCAAATACTTCAATTTTTTCATCCTTCCTTACATCCCAATAGTTAAGATTTTGAGAGCGCTCAATCTTTAACTATTCAATAGTGTTTTTAATTTCCTATTGTTCTTGTTGTTTTTCATCTTTTAATATTTCTTTAACAATAGTTTCAATTTTCTTTTTCGCCATAATTAAAAATCACCTGGGTCAAATCCGTCAACAGCTCCACCTCGTGTAGTAGTTTGTTCAGTAAGTTCTTTTTTAACCTAATCTTCAAGTATTACAAGTTCTTCGTGAACTTTATGTAAGCTTGAAACTTCTTTCATTACTTTTTCTGCCTAAAACACAGGTTTTCCATTTGCGTCTCTTTCATTTAAATCAACTATAGTGTCAAAATAATCTATGAACTAATCACAGGCTCGTCTTGCTGCCTACAGAAGTTTTATAGATTTATTAGAATCCTAAAGAGACCTGTATTTTCTACAAGCCTCTCTAAATATCGGATCATTAAATTCTTCTTCTGTTATACTAGCATCAATGAGTGATTCTTGATGTCGTTCATATTCAGAATATTGTGAATAAGGAGATTTCCAATCAAGTGCTAAATAGATATAAGTAAGCTCTCTTGTAACTCTATCTTTATGTTTACTTTTATCTCTATCTAACAATGCTTTAAATTCTCTCGTTAATAATATTTCTGGTTCATTTATTTCTAACTATTTAGTTACACTATTATAGTTAAATACATTCATAAATCATTAAACATTAAATATTTTAAGAATATTACTTTTTCTTCTAAGCCTATCTTCTTTTAGTATCAGATTTATAAGGCTCTTGAGTTCTATCGGGATTCCATTTTCCGTTTTTATAAAATCCTGGCTTGAAAACTTGAACTTCTTGGTCATTATATTTATTAGCAATTATAGAGTCTTTCTCTGCTAAGTCTTTACCACTAGCATAGTCTTTCTTAAATTGCTCTACAACATCTCGATCTTTTTTACTTAACTTAAAAGGATCAGATGTTTTAGCTCCTTTCTATGCTTTTAAACAAGCCTTACATACTTTACCTCCTTTTTGATAATATCCCATTTCATAACCATCGGGACATTTACCTTGTAAGAAATTAATATATGTAAGTTTAGTGCCATATTTAGCTTGACGTTGCATTTGTTGAGCTACTTGCTAAATCATTTGCACAATTTGCTAAGCTTGTTGATTTCCTTGCTAAGCAGCCTACATAATCTGTTTAATTTGTTGATTAGCTTCCTAATCACCTTGCATTGCTTTTTGTACTAAAGCAATTACTTGTTGCTGTACATCGTTTTCGTTCATTGTTTAATTTTTAAATTATTGTATTTTGCGGATTATACTAATTTTAAATCCTTTGTACTAAATACTGCTTCTTGTAATAAACCAGAATCAGTAAACCATCTACATTTAATTCCTTTTAATCCAGGGTTATCTTTAAATAATGCCAGTTCTTTTCTAAGAACCAGCATTACAGGAGCTTTTATCTTACTCTATCTAAGAGTAACACAATCTCCAGGTTTAAAATATATTTTATCTTCTTCCATTTTTAATTTCTTCTTTACGTTCAGTAAGTTTCTCATTAACAACAGCAATTATTCTTGTTTCATTTACAACAACAAATCCTTGCTTAAAGAAAGGAACCATACACTCACTAGCAATAGTATAAAATACAACATCACCTTCTTTTACAAACTCGCATTTATGTCCTGTTTCAATTACTGTTCCAACTCTAATGAATTGTTTTTCTTCTTCAATTTCACCAGTTTCATTAGATTTATAAGTTGGAGCAAATCCACCTAAATCAGTAATAATACCAGACTTTGTAGTTTTAACTTGTTGGAAAGGATTGTTATCGAAAGGCTTGATAAGTACATATCCAAACATAGGCATGATTTCCAAACCATTTAAATCATTTGAAATTTCATTTGCATATTCTTCAAGAGCCTTATTATGCTTGTCAAACTTATCAACATATTCATCAACTGTTGTATTGAATTTTTCTTGTTGTTCTCTCAATAAAGTTTTGTGAGCTTCCTCACCATTTAAAATAAAGTGTTTACCTGTTCCTTCCATGCCTGTTGTCATGTCAGCTAATTTTTCATTTGAATTTCTCATAACCATTTGTCACATTGTTCATCAATTAATCTAGTCTTATTTGCGAGAACGCATCCACATTCTCCACATATATCTCCAATAATAATTATATTTCTCTTTTCTCTACACTTATCACATATTGCCAATCTAATTTGTGAAAGTTCTTCCTCTTTACCATTAAGCCTATAATAAATACTCTTTATTAATCGTTTAGGATGAGTAAATATAGCTTTAATCCATTTAAATATTACCATTTCTTCGCAGGACAATGTTTATTAGGTAAAGACACTTTACTTGGAACATAACATCCACATCCTTTAATATATCCATCTTTTGGTGTATCACTAACATCATTAGTTTCCGGATTTAAATAAAGATGAGAATTACACAAATCATTACTAAATATTGGGCATCTTCTACAGATGTTCATTTTATCATATTTATCCATATTAATATACTATTCTTTGACGTTTTCTTTTATTCTCATTTAATATTGATTCTTTTTTATAAAAAGCCAACATTCGTTTAACTTCTTCTTCTAAATATGGAAGGTGATAAACTGTCATATTGTCTTGATGATCAAAATGAACTAATACTAAATCTTCACATTCAAGTTCAGGATGTAATTTTTTAATCATCCACGCATAAGTTGAAAGTTGTAAGCAATAATGATAATAATTAACGTCATCCAAATTATTTAATGGATATTTCATTTTTACCGACGACTTTGTTTTAGAATTAAAGAATGATTTGGTTTCAATCTTTTCGTTCGTTTTCCAATCACCTATGACAAATTTATTTCCACGTTTAACAAATAAGTCAATTTGTCCAGCAATACAAAGTCTATTATCATCAGAAACATAGTGTATTAAATATTCTGGATAAATTCCATTTTCCAAATCAAATTCAGTTTTACCTTCAACACATTCAAACTTTCCTCCAATTTGATATTTTGTTAAATCAATATTATGCTTTGCTTTATAAAGTGAATGTTCTAATTCGGCATGAATCTTAGTACCTCTTTCACAAGATAATCTAGTCTTTTCATCCCACGCATCAAGTATAGCTTGTTGTTCTTTATTAAAATCATTTTCGGAAATATCGTGTAATTCCAATATTGATTTATCAAACTTTTTAGTATTTAAAAGAGACTTTTTTTCAATAGTCCAAGCATCTTTAGAAAGAAGTTTTTCTAATGCTTTGTATGCCGACCAAAAATCTTTATCAAATGGTTGAGCAAAACTATGTATTAGAGTAGTTACTGATGTAAATTTTCTTTCTGGATGTGTAACGTCATAATAAATATGTGCTTCTTCTTCAAAAGCAATATTTCCATTTTGTTTTGTAATTTTACTTTTATTCATAAACCATAACTCATTTAACTTATTAACATATTCATCTGTATTTATTTTATTCTTTTCAAGTATATTAATAATCTTGATAAGATACAAATTAATAAATATTAATGTATATTTAAATTTAAAACTATGGACAATTTTGTTATTTTCGGAGTTCCATTTTTAAAAGAAGGCTCTGGAATACATATTAAAAAGAAAAACGAAGGTAAATTTACAGAGTCTGCGAAAAGAGCAGGAGAATCTGTTTAGGAACATGCACATTCTGTAGTTAATGATCCTAATGCCACAACATTACAAAAGAAAAGAGCATAGTTTGCAATTAATGCTAAGAAATGGAAAGCTTAGGATGGAATGAAGATTAATCCTTATAATGCAGGTAATCTAACTGAAATGATGTATAACAACTTTGGATTTAAAGATTATGGTGAGCCGTGGCACCATTATATCTTTGCTTTGCCAGATGTATTAGCAGACAATTTAGGATATTTACCAGATGAAAAAGGTCATAGAGATGACAATGTTAAACTTATTACGCATCCAAGTCATCCTCTTAGAGGAGAATGGAAATCTCCGTATTAGTTTGACTTAACAGATTTTGGTATGAATATTCCTAATCATACAATATTTGGATTAGCAGATGGTGGGCAAGATCCACAAGCTACGGTTACATATAAAGGAGGAGTAGTGATTCCAGAGATTACTGTAACACCTAAAGAAAGATATGTGATGAATTAGTATGACAATAGAAAGTTTCATGTATGACGTATCAAGAAGCCAAAGAAAAAGCAAAAAAGGGTAAGATAATAATGCTGCCAAATTATATTGGATATTTTAATTGGGATTACGGTATAGAAAATTTAGTATTTCATAATAATACATATATTTGTGTAGCTGATGATTTAGATGATATTAAAAACCGAAATGATTTTTATTATATTATATGAAAATAGTTTATAATAAGTTTATTCCATTTCCAGGTTATAAAGCAATAAATTTATTTGGAATATTATTTGCGAGAAAAGAATTAACAAC